TACTATGGTTATAGTAATGAAAAAGCATCCCAAGCTCTGAAAATCCTGACTAAAGAACAGATTAATTTTATTAAACAACGACTTGACATTGGAGGGAAAAAATGACTAATACTGTAGAACCTACGGTCGATTGGTCTCAAGATCAAATGGTGGAGGTTCTTCTTAGTGAACCTGATGATTTTCTTAAAGTCAGAGAGACTCTAACTAGAATTGGAGTTGCTTCTCGTAAGGAGAAAAAACTTTATCAATCCTGTCATATCCTGCACAAACAGGGTAGATATTTCATCGTGCATTTTAAAGAGTTGTTTGCCCTTGATGGGAAACATGCTAATCTTACAGTAAATGATGTGCAGCGTAGAAATCGTATTGCCCGTTTGCTTGCTGACTGGGGACTTATCTCAGTAGTGAAAGAAGATTCAGTTTCCGATATTGCACCTCTTAATCAGATTAAGGTTCTTGCATATAAGGATAAGGGAGATTGGGTGCTAGAACAGAAGTATAATATCGGCAAGAAGACTAAACCCCAAGAAGAAGCAACTAAATAAGACTGAGACTCTTTTCGTGCGGTCTCTACGAAAGTCGGAACTTACAAGAGGGTGCTTGACACCCTCTTTTTTTTATGTTATAATATCTGTGTAGTTGGAAAGGAGTTACTCCCTTTCCTTTTACAATGTTCAATTACAATAAGTTTTTATGACGAACCTCATGAAGCTTGTTAAGATCATTGACCTCTATGAAGATAGGGTCAGTGAAAACAGAAAAAACAAGCTATCAGGATTCCCAATAACGGGATCTATTCCATTTGGTACTCATTTATTAGAAGATCTAGTAAAAGAGTACATTACAAATCCAAATTTCGATTGGAGACAACCATATGTATGTGCTGTAAAAGCAAATATCATATATTCTTCACCTGTATATAACAGACCATTTGAAATTGATCTTAACAGATGTGAAAGATATGTAGAAGACGAAGGTGCTTTCTCATATGTTTTAGCGGGAACAGGATCGGGTTATGTAAGACCTAATGGTGAGTTTGTAAGTACGCAAGGTGGACACAGAACCACAGAAGCATATGCAGTAACATTAAACCCAGAGGTTAGACTCTTGGTTAATGTAAAATTTCATGACCCTAATTCTACCAATGAACAAATCGTTGAGTTAGAAGCAAAGGATCATCACGTAGATGCTGCAAAAAGAAATCCTCAAAATACTGAGCACAAATTTAGATCAGCGTATAGATCTAATGAAGATTGGGCAATTAAGTTATACAATTACTTAGAACCCTTTAACATCAGTGTTGCAGGAACTTTAGAAGGAGCATACTTCTCTCTTCCATCTCATTCATACATGTCTACTGCTATAAAATTAGCAGGAGAAGGAACTGTTTCAAGATACTTGGATTGTTTCACTAAAAACAAATGTGAAAAAGAAATTTATGGAAGTGCTGTTGTAGCAGGGTCTTTATTTCTAAAAGGATTCTCTGAGTATATCGCTAAAGTTGATGAAGACAATAACATTGATTCATTCAACCTAATGATGAAATATTATTTTACCGAGTATGGTGAAAGGTACAAAGAACTTGATCCAGATGCAAGAAACCTTACACAATCTGATCTTGTGCAGGGTGGTAGTCTTTACAAAGGAAATGAACCTGCTGTTGCAAGATTTGTTTTCTTGTATAATGATTTTGTCAGAATCAAAAGATTTAAAATTAGTGGTAGACAAAAAACTGCTATTCCATTTGATGGTGCAGAGGATAAGGGTTGGAATACATTCCTTTCCACAGCACATCCTCTAATGAAACCCGCACTTGGACAACTGGCAACCACCAAGTTTTTCTAATAACCGAATAAAAAACTACGGGTCAATTGACCCGTTTTTTATTATAAATAATATTAGTTGCTTAAATTCAATGGATGAGTTTAGTTGGTTTGTTGGATTGTATGAGGGTGAAGGATGCTACTATAAAGATTCTAGACCATCTATCAAAAGTTCAAGAGGGATAATGGAAATCTCTATGACTGATGAGGACACTATAGCAAGAGCAGCAAAATTTTTAAATGTAAACTATAGACCTATTAAAGTTGCCGAAAATAGAAAACCTCAATGGAGAATTAGATGTGAGGGTGGATTGACGAGAGGAAAGACCCTTGCAATGATGAAAAGGATATATCCATATCTTTCTAAGAGAAGACAAGAACAACTTGATAATGTTTGGGGGTAAACCGAATTCCTAATTTTTAAAGTGTGTTATAAATATATCGGATGCCTTCGGGGTCCACACAAAACAAACTCGCTTTTAAAGGAGCTACTAATATGGGTAACCTCACAAGGTATACTGCTGCAGATCTTCCTGCACTCTTAGATAAAATTTCTAAGAATAGTATTGGGATGAATGATTATCTCAATCGTGTATTCGATCTACATGAGACCACAACAAACTATCCTCCGTACAACTTGGTGACAGTCAGCAACGTAGAGTCTAGACTGGAACTAGCACTAGCAGGATTCAAAAAGAAACAAGTAAATGTCTACACACAAGACGGAAAACTCTTTGTCGAAGGACAACGAGAAGATGGAGAAACTGGAACAGAATACGTCCATAGAGGAGTGGCTCAAAGATCTTTCACCAGATCTTGGACCCTCAGTGATGAGACGGAAGTTAGATCAGTTGAATTTGAGGATGGGTTATTAAGTATCACACTTGGTAAAGTAATTCCAGAACATCATCAAAAAAAAGTTTGGTTCTAAATAAAGTATATCGTCGCCGCAGAGGGGTTACTGGCAAAATCCAGTTGACACCCCTCTTTTTTCTTGGTAAAATATGTATAGGAAATTTTGAGTTATGGCAATTAAATTACTGCTTCTAAAGTCTGGTGAGGATATGATTGCTGATGTCAGTGAAATGGCATATGGTGAAGAAGATTCTCGAAGAGTTGTTGGATACTATCTGAATAGACCCTGTGTGGTGAAGATGAGGGATCCTAACGTGCTTGAAGATGCTAGTGAGGGTAGAGCACGTAAGGCTGGTTATGAAGTCTCTCTGTTCCCCTGGATCCCTCTCTCTGCAGAGGAAACTATTCCTATTCCATCCGATTGGGTTGTGACCATGGTTGAACCCACCATTAAATTAAAAGAAATGTATGTTGAGGACATCGTAAATTATGGAAAAGACAATCAAAGCGATTCTACTGGAGAACAACCAAATTCTGATCAGTCAGATTGAAGAGGTTGCTGCTTCTATTCCTGGTGAACCAGATTGTAAACTGACCAAACCTTTTGTTTTAGTGGAAGGTGGCATGTTAGAATCTTGGATGTTGGGTGCCACAAGGGATGAGTTTTTTATGATTAGTTCTGATAAGATTATAACTATTGTAGATCCAACTCCAACACTAATTGAAAAATACGAGGACTTATCCAAGTAATGCGTTTCTACACTAATGTTCAGTTAATTGGCAATCAATTCCTTGTTCGTGGAGTTGAGAATGGTAGAAGGTATGAGCACAGGGATGAGTTTTTCCCTACTCTATTTGTGAAGAGCAAGAAAGATTCCAAGTATAGAACATTAAGTGGAGAACCCGTAGAAGAGATACATCCTGGTAGTGTTCGTGATTGCCGCGAATTCTACAAGAAGTATGATGAAGTAGATGGATTTGCCATCTATGGAAATGATCGATACATCTACCAGTATATTTCAGAAAAGTATCCTCAAGATGAAATCAAGTTTGACATTAGTCAGATCAAACTTGTAACCATTGATATTGAGACAGCATCAGAGAATGGATTCCCTGATGTTGAATCTTGTGCTGAGGAAATTCTTGCTATTACAATTCAGGATTATAACACTAAAAAGATTACTACATGGGGAGTAAAACCTTTCTTCAATAAACAAGAGAATGTAACTTATTATCATTGCCCTACAGAACAAGAATTGTTGAGTCACTTCATTAATTTTTGGATGGTTGATGTTCCTGATGTGATTACTGGTTGGAATATTCAGTTTTATGATATTCCATACATTTGCAAGAGACTTAATCGTGTGTTAGGTGAGAAACTCATGAAACGTTTTTCTCCTTGGGGTCTTGTCACAGAGAATGAAATTTATGTAAAAGGAAGAAAGCAAACTGCTTTTGATGTTGGTGGAGTGACCCAACTTGATTATCTTGAATTGTATAAGAAGTTTACCTATAAAGCTCAAGAATCATATAGACTTGACTACATAGCTGAGGTGGAGTTGGGTCAAAAGAAACTTGATCACTCTGAGTTTGAAACCTTCAAAGACTTCTATACTCATGGTTGGCAGAAGTATATTGAATATAATATTGTTGACGTAGAACTTGTTGACCGATTGGAAGACAAGATGAAACTGATTGAACTTGCTTTGACCATGGCATATGATGCTAAGGTCAATTATGCAGATGTGTTCTATCAGGTCCGCATGTGGGATAATATCATCTATAATTATCTAAAGAAACGTGATATTGTTATTCCACCTAAGATTAGATCAGATAAAAACGAAAAGTATGCGGGGGCATATGTCAAGGAACCGATTCCAGGAAAGTATGATTGGGTTGTGTCTTTTGACCTTAACAGTCTATACCCTCATCTCATTATGCAGTACAATATCTCCCCAGAAACCTTACTGGAAGAACGACATCCAACGGCTACGGTTGACCGAATCCTTGATGAAGAGATAAACTTTGAATTGTATAAAGACAATGCGGTCTGTGCCAATGGTGCAATGTATCGCAAAGATGTTCGTGGGTTTCTTCCAGAACTCATGGAGAAGATGTATGGAGATCGTGTAATCTTTAAGAAGAGAATGCTTCAGGCAAAGCAACAATATGAGAAGACACCTACTAAGACACTGGAGAAAGAGATTGCCCGGTGCAACAATATCCAGATGGCTAAGAAGATCTCACTCAACTCTGCTTATGGTGCTATCGGTAATCAGTATTTTAGGTACTATAAACTGGCCAATGCGGAGGCGATTACGCTTTCTGGTCAAGTCTCTATCCGTTGGATTGAGAGTAAGATGAACCAGTATCTAAATAAACTGTTGCAAACAACTGACGAGGACTACGTAATTGCATCTGACACAGATTCAATTTATCTTAATCTTGGACCTCTTGTTGATAAATTTTTTGCTACTAAGTCTAGCGACAAGGTTGCGATTGTGGGATTACTTGACAAAATCTGTGAAGATAAGTTCGAACCGTACATCGAGAAATGTTATCAGGACTTGGCATCGTATGTTTCGGCATACGACCAAAAAATGCAAATGAAGCGTGAGAACATTGCTGATCGTGGTATCTGGACTGCGAAGAAGCGATACATTCTCAACGTGTGGGATAGTGAAGGTGTTCGATATGAAGATCCCAAACTCAAGATGATGGGTATTGAAGCAGTCAAGTCATCTACTCCTGCTCCGTGTAGGAAGATGATTAAGGATGCCTTGAAGTTGATGATGACTGGCACCGAAGAAGATGTCATTCACTTCATTGACAAGAGTCGTGAGGAGTTTAAGAAGTTGCCACCAGATCAAATTTCTTTCCCACGATCAGTTTCTGATGTTCAAAAATATAAATCATCATCTGACATTTATTCGAAAGGCACACCTATTCATGTGAGAGGTGCTCTTCTTTT